ATGATGAACTGAATGAGCTTGCTAACAAGGAGCTTGCTAAAGATAAGGGAAGCAAAAGTGCGTCTACCAAGAAACCTATTTGCAGTATTGAAGTATATACAGAGGATGGCAAGTCGTGGAAGTATGGCATTGTTTTATCAGATAAATATGCACCTAAGAAGTCTGCACTAAACACTATGCCCTATTATCTTGCCAAGGACTTTAATACCCGAAAGGAAGCACAAGCGTATCTTGATGCTCACAAGGAGGAAATTGAAGCCAAGGCTGCCGAGGTGGACGAAGCACGCAGAAACTTTAAATATTTCACTGCCAATGGTGAGCGTGTGGGTACTGATTATCGTCATGGCGAAGATGTCAGTGCTGACCAGTTTAGGGAGCAGTTTGGTTTTCGTGGTGTTCAGTTTGGTAATTGGACTAATCAGCGTGACAGGCAGGAGGCGATAAATCAGGCGTTTGATGCTTTTATGGATTTGTCTCGCTTGTTGGGTGTTTCTCCGAGGGCTTTGTCGTTGAATGGTGAGTTGGGTGTTGCTTTTGGTGCTCGTGGTAGTGGCAAGGCTTTGGCGCATTACGAACCAAAAGAGGTAGTCATCAACCTTACGAAGACGAGTGGTGCCGGTTCGCTTGCACATGAATGGTGGCATGCGCTTGACAATTACTTTGCTCGCCAAGGTAATGTGGCTATGGGCTTTGTTACTCAAAGCAAAAACATAGAGATGCGTGATGAGTTGCGTCAAGCGTTTAATACGCTCATTGACCATTTGGAAAAATCACCTTATAACCAACGTTCAAAGCAAAGAGGTTCAAGCTATTGGGGAACGCCCATAGAAGAGACAGCCCGTATGTTTGAGCAATGGGTAAACGACCAACTTGCAGAACGAGGCGAGAAGAGTCCGTTCCTTACAAATGCCGACCCTTATATTGAAGAGCGATATGCACAGATGAACTATGAGATGTATAAGTTTTTTATGGGTGATAAAGCTATGCCTTATGAGGAATATAAGCAGACACCGCAAGCTCTTAACGGATTTGTATATCTGACAAGAGACGAACTACAAACATTTGGTAAGGACTTAAAGCATATCTTTGACACCATACAGCAAAAGGTAGATGAAACAACGGGCAAGACGCTTATGTATCACAAGGCAGGCGAGAGCAATAGGGAGCTTACGAAAGCGGAGGTTACTTTGCGTGATGCTGTGATTGACCAGTTGCGTAATGGTATTGATGTTATTACTGATGTGTCGGAGGTTCATCGTGTGCTTGACATGGCGAATGGCGAGGCTTATGGTTTTGTGGTTGGCGGTAAGATTTATATCGACCCTCGTATTGCTTCGAGTGAGACTTTGGTTCATGAGTATGCTCATTTGTGGGCAGAGGCTTTGCGTTCTGCCAATGCTAAGGAGTGGTCGAATGTTGTTGGTTTGATGAGGGGTACTTCTGTTTGGAATGAGGTTAGTGAGCGTTATCCTGAATTGAAGAGTGATGATGAGATTGCTGATGAGGTGTTGGCGACTTATTCCGGCAGGCGTGGTTCGGAGCGTTTGCGTGAGGAGATGGATAGGATTAAGGGTTCTGAGCGGAGTGTGGCTGACAAGGCGAGGGCTTTGGGTTCTTTGGAGCGTGTGAGACGTGCTTTGGATAGGTTTTGGCATGGTGTGGCTGACTTTTTGGGTATTCATTATGGGAGTGCCGATGAGGTTGCCGACCGTGTGATGCGTGATTTGTTGAGTGGTGTTGACCCGAGGAGGTTTGTCAAGGGTGAGAGTGACGGCAGGGTTCGTGAGCAGTTTATTGGTGAAGATGGTGTGAGTGAGGGCAGAGGTGAGCAAGGTGTCGGCAAGGTAGCTCTACAGACTGCCAACGAGCGTTTCAATAAGGAACTTGACGAATTTAAAAACGGAACTCATAAAGGACTTCTGCATTTAGGAAAACCACGTGGCATATTAAAGCAGTGTGGTATAACAGCCCAAGAAATGACCATTTCGCCAAGCGTGTTACATAAGCATCTTAAAAAGCACAATCTTACAACAGATGATTTGAAAGGACTTGCAGAGAGTATTCAAAGGCCTATCCTTGTATATAAGCATGGTCTTAACAATCCCAACATGGTCGTTGTTACGGAACTTAACGTAAATGGCGGAAAACTGTCTGCATCGTTTGTTCTTGACGAAAGTGGGAAAGTGGTAGAGGTGTCTAATATTTCAAGTGTTCATAGCAAAGATGCAGCAAAAGAATTAGAGCGTCTTTATGGAATGGGCGAGACAGACTTTAAGAAATCGTTAAAGTGGGTAGAAAAAGAAAAAGTACTTGACTGGCTTGCACCGAGTTCCTATGAGAACTCAGGTATGCAAGATAATCAAGCACCTTTTGATATTGCAAAGATAATAAATGGTTTTGAAAACCCAAAGGTTTCAATAAAAAAACGTGCTGTTGACTCTTATGATGGTGATTTGGAGACTTTGTTCAGGGATGCGGATAGTCCTGTGGATTATGAGCGTGCTTTGATTAGGGGCTTTTATGAGCGCAGGTTGAAGGACGTGTGGTTTCAGTCGAGGGAGGCTTTGCAGGACGGTATGCTTTCGCTGAAGGAGACGATGAAGGATATTTGGCGGTCTGCCGGCAAGAAGTTTTCCCAGATTACTGACATTCCTGATTATGCCAATCCTTATATTGGCCAGAACCGTCTTTCTTCGAGGAATGCTGCCGAGGTGCGTGATTTTAAGCATAATTTGTTCAGGCCTTTGTTGCGTGAGGTTGGCAGGCTTACCGGTTTCAGTGCTGATGGTCGTGCGAAGCTGACGGATTATATGATGGCCAAGCATGGTTTGGAGCGTAACAAGGTGATGGCCGAGCGTGTTGCTAAGGCGGCGTATGAGGCAGAGAAGCTGAAAGACCCTAATACTACAAAGAAGTTGGCGGATTTTGTTGCGGAGTATCGCAAGAAGGATTATTCCGGTTTGACGTCGTTGACAGGTTTGGACGATGTGGCAGCAGCAGAAGCCGAAGCAAAGAATATGGTTGCTGATTATGAGGCTAACCATGACACGGCTAATCTTTGGGCGAGGACGAAAGCGGTAACCGATGCTATCGTTGAGAAGCAGTATGATAGTGGGTATATTAACAGTATTACCCGTAATGCTATTTTGAACATGTATGACAATTACATTCCGTTGCGTGGTTTTGAGGATAAGACTGCCGAGGACGTATATTCGTATATGAAGCACTCTAATTCTGCTTTCAATGCGCCTATCAAGACGGCACGTGGCCGTAAGAGTAAGGCCGACGACCCATTTGCCAATATGTTGGCTATGGCCGAGAGTGGTATAATGCGTGGTAACCGCAACAAGCTTGTGAAGCTTCCTTTGTTGAGTTTGGTGTTGGAACACCCTACTGACCTTATCAGTGTGAGCGATGTGTGGTTGAAGTATAACGATGCGTTGGGCGAGTGGGAAGTGGTCAACAGTGGTGACGTTAATGGCACGAAAGCGATAGATGTTAATGATACTCCCGAAGAAGTGGAGAGCAAGATGGTGACATTTAACGGAATGATGACTGCTCTGGCCGCTCATGAACCAGACAAGTATCGCAGGCAGGCCGACTTTCCCGATATACCGTATCGTGTTATTAACAAGTCAAGTTTCAAGGAACACCAGATTGTTATTACCCGAAACGGCAGGGATTATGTTCTGACGATAAACGGTAATCCTCATTTGGCGCAGGTTATCAACGGTCTTGCCAATCCCGATGTAAAGGAGAATATTGCTATGAAAGTTACACGTTATCTGTCGAAGATATATACGCAGTGGTCAGCAGACTTTGCTATTGCAAACGGCATCAGGGATGCGATATACTCAAATACGTCTGCATGGGTAAAGGAGGGCAGGAACTATGGTTTGGCTTTTACTGCTCATTTTGCCGTGAACGTGCCGAGAATGTATAAGCTTTATTACAAACATCTTCGTGGGACACTCAACGAGAACAACCGTGCGGAGAGGCTTTTCAAGGAGTTTATGAGCAATGGAGGCGAGACAGGTTATCATGTGTTGCCAGACATGGGGCAGCGTAAGAGCGATATAGACAAGGAACTGAAACGTCTGAACGGCAAGGTTTCTGTTAAAAAGGCTTTTGGTTGGCTTGTGGATACGATAGATTATTTTAATAAAGTTATCGAGAATACGGCTCGTTTCAGTGCTTACCAGACGTCACGTCAGTTTGGCAGGACGGTAGGTCAGTCTATAAACAACGCCAAAGAGATTTCCGTAAACTTCAACACGAAGGGTGCGGGTACAGCTTTCATGAACTCGAAAGACCAGAAGGGCGTGGCTAAAGTTGTAGGTTACATAGCAAAGTATGGCCGTAATTACATACCGTTCTTTAATGCTGCCATTCAGGGTACAACGAACAGGTTATCTCAGATTAAGCATCACAATGTGGCAGGAACGGCACAAATGGCAGGCATGTTTGGGCTTGGCTTTGTGATGGGTATGCTTGGTTTTGGTGGCGATGATGATGACGATGACAAGTACGCCAACATTCCAGATTTTGTAAGGCGCAACAATATTACGTTTAAGGTTGGCAGCAAGACTTATATAACCATTCCGTTGCCGGTAGAAGACCGTATCATCTATGGTCTTGGCGAGCTGGCTGCAAGCATTATTACCAAGGGCGAACGTCTTTCCCCAGAGGAGGCATCGTATCAGGTTGCTTCGTTGTTTTCACAGCTTCTGCCCGTGGACTTTACAGAAGGAGGTAATCCGCTGACTAAGTTTGTCCCAGGTGCGTTTAAGCCAATAGTCGAGGTTGCGTTGAACCAGAGCTGGACCGGTATGCCTATCTACAAGGACAACGTTTTTAACAAGAATGTTCCTGAATATTTGTCTGTTTACTCGAATACGAGCAAGCCTTTGGTAGAGATTTCCAAATACATAAATGAGTTGACCGGTGGTGACCCTCACACGAGGTCTAACGCGAGGATTTGGAATGTCAACCTTGGCGAAATCAACCCTGCCGCTGTGGAATATTTGTTGTCGGCTTATTTTGGTGGTCTGTATAACCTTGGCAACAGGGCGTTAAAGACAGGTGAGACTATAGCAGGCACTCGTGAGTTTAATCCGAGCAGTATTCCGGTAGTCAACCGTCTTGTGAAAAGTCCTGATGACCGCACCGAATATCGCCAGATAAACAACGAGTTTTATAAGATAGAGCAAGATGCGGAGAGGCTTAATGAACGTCTGAATGGCTATAAGAATGACACTCGTTATGGTATAGCCGACTATGCAGACAAGATACGCACGATTAATTATTCTCCGGAATATCGTTACATGCTTATCTATCAAGCGGTTGAGCCGCATATAAACAAGTTGGAGAAAAAGCTAAAGGATAATACTCTTACGGATAGTGGCAGAAAAGAGGTTGAGTCTTCGATACAGGGTTTGAAGAATCTTGTGGTTGAGCGTGTGCGGCGTGAGCAGGATAATCCTACAAGCAAGCCCATCACCGGCCCGATGCTTGACAGTGAGTTCAAGAACGAGTGGGTCGGCAAGCGTCCTGAAAGCAAAGAGATTTTTGATGAGATAGCAAATGAGGAGCGTGGTGTTGGCAACAGGCTTGGTGGCGAGTATCAGAAGCGTGCGAGTGACAAAGACCGTGAGCTTGATATTCAGTTGCAGCGTTTGAATGACAGGCTGACAGATGAGCAGAGGAAAGGCGAGGGAGTTGTTGGTGCAAGAAAGGAATATAATAAATCAGTCCGTTCTTTCAACGAGTTAATAGACAACGCCGATGCGACCTCAAAGGATTTTGAAGATGCCATGCAGTCGATACGCACAGACAGGTTGGAGTATATCAAGGCATTGGTCAGGGCAAAGACTTCGGGTAAAAGATAAAACGTTAATTGTAAAGTCAACGACTATATTTGCTAACTGTAAAAAAAGACAAGATGGCAAGATTGCTGACACTAAAAGATGTAAGGCCCGCAGGTAGGGAGAGTATGGACACCGTGAAGCGGCAGTCTCTCTCTCCCTCACGCAACATGAACATCTTGCTTCAAGCACAGTTATATTACCAGAACCTTGAACAGTTTCGCAAGGACGGTGACCGTTGTAACAAGTTTTATCTTGGTGACGGTTGGAGTGACGTTGTTGAGGTTGACGGGAAGTTGATGCGAGAGGACACCTATATCAGGTTACAGGGCAAGACACCGTTGCAACAGAACCTTATACGCAGATTGGGGCGCAACGTGGTAGGTATATACAGAGACGAATCGAAAGAGCCGATATGTGTGGCACGTGATAAGGATGAGCAGATGTTGGGTGACACGATGTCGGAGCTGTTGGGTTATGTATGGCGTTTGAATAAGGCAGACTCTTTGTTTGCCCGTTCGTTGGAGTATTTCCTTGTACGTGGTGCTGTTGCAATGCGCCATTGGTATGGTTGGGGCTTGAACAGGAACGAGTGTGACTGTTGGTCGGAGCGACTGGACATGAACCGCATGTTTTGGGACACGTTTGCGGAAAAGGACGATTTGTCGGACGCACGCATGATAGGTTACTTGCACGACATGGAATTGAACAAGGCTTGTGAGATGTTTGCTCATTCTCCAAATGAGTATCGTCAGCTGACCGAGTTGTTTCGGCAGTGTGCTGACCCTAACTTACTTCAAAGTCAGTTTGAGACCTTTGGGCGCAGGCGTTTGGAGAACATAGACTTCCTTACTGCATCAGACCCGGCCAAGTGTCGCATTATAGAGATATGGACTTTGGAACATAAGCCACGTTACCATTGCCATGACTGGCAGAAGGGCGAGTGTTTCAAGATAGATGTGGCAGATTATAATGACGAGGTGTTGAGGGTAAACGAGAGGCGCATCAAGGGTTATGCCGAGATGGGCATTCCGCAAGAGGAAGTGCCATTGGTTGAAGCCGAGTGGTTTATTGACAATTATTGGTATTATCGTTTCATGACCCCTAATGGTGTTGTTATTCAGGAGGGCGAAACGCCGTATGACCACAAGAAGCCTCCATTTGTTGTAAGGCTTTATCCGATGCTGAATGGTGAGATACGTAGTTTTGTTGCCGACTTGATAGACGTTCAGAAGATGGTGAACCGCCTTATAACTAAGTATGACTGGATAATGTCTGCTTCGGCACAGGGTCTTGTGATGGTTCCCGAAGAAAGCATATCTGACAAGATGCCTATTGAGGCCATTGCCGAGAATTGGGCCAAGTTTAATGGTGTGATAGTCTACAAGTCACGCAATGGTTCTCCCGCCCCTAAGCAGGTAAGTTCTAACAGTACGAACATCGGCATATTGGAGTTGCTCAATTTGCAGTTGAAGTTTATAGAGGACATATCGAGTGTCAACGGTGCGTTGCAGGGTAAGCAGGGATATAGCGGCATGAGTGGTACTCTTTATGCTCAGCAGACACAGAACAGCACCAAGGGGTTATTAGATTTGCTGGAAACGTATTCAGACTTTGTGTGTGAGAATGCGTTAATGGACGTGAAGAATATTCAACAGTTCTATGACATCAACAAGGTAGTAAACATTGTTGGCCAAGACAGTGCTGACATAACGTCTACTGCTCAAAAGGCACTCAATGTGGATTATGACCTTTCGATAGTGGAGTCGACTTCTTCCCCCGCCTACAAGGAGCGTGGTAACGAATGGTTGATGCAGTTGCTTCAAAATGGCCTCATTACGCTTGAGCAGATGCTTGATGTTGGCAAGTTCCCTTTCAGTGAGCAGTTGAAGCAAGCTATTTCCGCTCAAAAGGAGCAGTTGGAAAAAGGTCAGGTGCCATCAGGCATGGACCCGTCCTTGGTAAACCAAGTGCAGCAGGGTGCTGACATGGACGCTGTGAACCAGTTGTATAATGCGATGAAACAGAACAATGTGGGGCAACCCGAAACACCAATAGTACAATGATAGAGATACCATTTGATGTGAACAAGATAAAGCAGGAATGCGTGTGGTTTGCTGTGATATTTGGCGCAGTGATAGTTTCGATGATGTTGGATTTTGTAGCCGGTGTATATAAGGCACGCAAGAGGAATGAAGCCACGACAAGTAAAGGTTTCAAGCGCACGGTTGAGAAGTCGGAGAAGTATTTTCTTCCTTTGCTGTGTTGTGTGTGTTTTGATATTGTGTTGTTGCCCATCAGTACATATCCTCTGTTTACGGCCTTGATGGGTTTGTATCTGATTATATGCGAGATTAGGAGCATTATGGAGAACACCCGCACGAAAAAGGAGCTTCGCGATGCAGAGAACACGATGAAAGTAATAATCAAGAACAAGGACGACATTAGGGCAATCATAACAGAAACGTTGAAGAGTTTAAATAAGCCAAGCGATGAAGATGCAGCGAAAGAAGATTGAGTATTCTGGTATTTCCACTTCTCCGGATGACTATGTCAGTGCTGATGGCCAGCTTGCCCTGTCTCATAACATGTTGATTGAAGATGGTGGCGTAAAGGCTGTGGGAGAGGCTAATGTGGTGCTTGGGCATGTAGATGGCGACGTGGTGTATATTCATAAGAACCCAGACTATGATAAGCCTCACTATATCATCATACGTGGCAAAAACAAAGACAGGCTCAATTATGTTGGCGGTGACAGTAACGATGATATTGTAATTAACGGTGAATTTAAGCAGTGTACTTCTGTGGGGCATACGCTTATTGTTCTGACAACAAAAGAGATGTTGTATGTTCAATGGAAAGGTGGCAGATATTTGAAGCTTGGCAATTCGCTTCCGGAAATTTCAGTGGATTTTACAACACAGGGTTATTTTGGCCAGAACGGCTCACTTAACATTGACCGTGACAGCCTTGTCGTTATGGATAGTGCCTATTATGCAGATGCCGAAGCACTCAAAGCTCAAAAGGCTAAAATCAGTATTCGCCCCCTTGCAACCACTCTGGACTCGTTGTCGTATAACATATCCAGCTATTTCGACAGTTGGCCATCGGACACGGAAGACAGCACCACTGTCAAGGGAGATTATTCTGATACCCAAGGAAAGAATTACCCTCGGTTGTTTACCGATGTGGCATATTCTGCCCTCAATAAGAATATCACTGCTGCCCGTGAGCAAGGTTTATCGGTTATGCCTCGTCTTGTCCGTGCTGCTTGGCGTCTGTATGATAATACCTATGCAAAATATACCGCTCCCATTCTGGTGTATAATATGGGTACGCAACACATAACGGCATTAGAGGGTGCAAGCACCCAAAAAGAGAAGAACATTGCTTCAAAGCTCTATCCATATACCATAGACTACATATTGGGCGGCACACAAGAAATAATTGAGAAGTGGGGTGACATAATAAAGGGTATTACTTTTTTCCTTGGTTCAGAAGTATATGACTATGACCAAAACGGAACAGTGCGTAATTTGAACAAGACATATTCTACCCAAAAGAATCATAGCGAAGTAATGGGTACGGAAACAGACAACTGGGTTAATAATTATATGACTGGTGAAACCCACTATTATGCCGAATTGCCACGTATATCAGAAAGTGAGCAAAAAGACAAGCTTCGCAACACTGCTCCTTTGTACAAAGCCTATGATAAAGAATTGTCTGAATATCAAGGTCAATACGTTTTGTTGCAGTTTAAATTGACCCGCTCGGGAGAAAACAGTCCGGCCAAAGTGAAAGGGCACACCCTAACTATAAATTTAAATAATGGCAAATCCATCACAATCGCCATTGGAACTGGTGAAAAGCCGAGTGGCATTTACGAGAAGTTAAAGGCTAATATTCTTCTAAACAATCTGAATATAGAAGCACGTCAGATGTACTGTAACCAGTTGCGTATGGGCAAAAACATTGTTCCGGCAGAAATAGCAATAGCCCTGATGAGCAAGGAGCAAACGCTTTCGGTTACCTCTATCACTCATGAATGCGAAGCGGACGAATACAAGACTCTTGATGTGTTTGCCCTCAACTGCTATGGCAACCCCCTTCCGAGTGAAGACTTGCCAATGAAAAGTCTTGAAACGCAAACCTATATTAATGATGACTATCTGCAACATGTTGATTTGTTGCCCAACTCAATAAGCTGTTACAACCAACGCCTTGACATGGCCAATTTGCAAGTAAAGCACATGGGATATGATTTAAATGCAAATGTAGTGCCATTTAATCCTGTGACAAAGACGAGCGCATTGGGTTATGAGATAAAAGGCATATACTACTATATTCGCACACGTTCCGGAGATATGATAGTGGAAGCGAATTATCTTCACAGTTTTGCAGATTTACATTATTTGTATTTTCCAGACACTCGTTGTTATCAAGCTGTGGTAAAGGCCGGTCGTCCGACACTGCCCGGCACTGCAACGGAGACAATAGTGAAGCTTGTTTTGCCAATGAAGCCGAGCGACACCCTTAATGGTGCTGTTTTTATAGACCGTATTCCATACAATAACATAATCACTACTTATAGTGTTGACAACTCGTCTGGCGAAGAAAAGATTACCTATAACTACGACTTCAACTATCACTATTCCGTTGATATGGTAAGTTTCGAGGTGGCCGACAAAGAGTTTCCGACATGGGCTGAGACTAACAAAGGAGTTGAGCGTTTGCAAAATGTGGTGTTGACAACAATGGTTGCAAACCCATTTAACTGGCAGGCTTCCGGTGAGTGTTCGGTTGGCAACAGTGATGTGCTTGCCATTGTTCCTAACACCACTGCGTTGTCGAGTGGTCAGTTTGGTCAGCACCCGATATACGCCTTTACTTCCGAGGAGGGCGTTTGGGCTTTGAGCATTGGCAATGATGGTCAGTTTGTTGCTGTTCAACCGAGTCAGCGTGATATACTTGTCAATAGCAAGTCGGTATGCCAGTTGGACAAGAGTGTGGTGTTTGCTACGAATCGTGGTTTGGTTGAGCAGAGTGGAAGCGATGTTCGCTGTGTGAGTAGCGAGTTGGATAATGACACGTTTGACTATGGTAGTTTGCCTAATTTCACCATGTTGCTTGATGCGGGCAATGTAAGTGTGGATAAGCTTCCCAAGGTTGCAGTTAATTTCAAGGATTACATCAAAGGTTGTGAAATGTCGTATGACTACAGAAATCAGCGTATATTGGTTTTTAATAAGGATTACGATTATGCCTATGTGTACAGTTTTAAGAGTTCTTCTTGGGGTACGGTAATTAACACCCTTGACCATGCTTTGAACTCTTATCCCGATGCTCTTTGTGTAGACCGTCAGGGCAATGTGGTTGACATCGGCACTATGTTGACGAATGTGGACGAAAGCAGTAGTGGCATTGTTGGTGGTCTTGTTGTTACCAGACCGTTTAAGATAGATGGTAGTGACACCTTAAAGACGATATATAAGATTTATCAGAATGGCCGATATAAGAATGGCAATGTGAAGCAGGTGCTTTATGGTAGCAGAGATTTGGTAAATTGGTCTTTGGTGTCAAGTTCATCGACCGGCCGCATGACAGATATTGGAGGTAGTCCTTACAAGTATTTCATCTTGTGTTTAGTTTGTTCGTTTGAGAAAGGTGAGAAACTTTATGCTTTCACGCTTGATTATGGTTTCAAGTACTTGAACCGTTTGCGTTGATTGTTAAAAGATAAAAGTGTGTTTGGCGGTTTGCGGTGTACTTTTGTTTTCGTAAAAACCAATATAGGATATGAAGAACACACTAATTGAAGCAATTTTGTCGCATCTGTTTGGCAGGAAGTATTATGCCAACATAGTGAACTGTATAGGTACGTTTGACGTAATGATTTCGTCTACGGTGTTCGTGGACAAAGAGAGTGCAGAGAAGCACATGGAGTCTTTAATTGGTAATGCGAGTTATCAGTATATAGAAACCATATCATTTCGTTCTCGCAAGAACTATCTGCCTAATCAGTGCACGAAGAAGCGATGACGTGGGAGCAGTTTGTGCGTGCGGTTGAGAATGACAAGAGCCGTAAACGTCCGAGTCATGAAGAAGATGCTTTGCAGGAGGCTTGTATCAAGTGGTTTGATTACTCCTACCCAGAATACAGTTTGTTGTTGTTTCATTCTGCCAACGAGGGTAAGGTGACGAGGCCGCAAGCTGTGAGGCGTAAGAAGATGGGTGTTCGTGCCGGTGTTGCAGACTTGTTGTTGTTGCTATCGAACAAGAGCTACAGTTATCTGGCAATGGAGTTAAAGACGCCAGAGGGCAGGCAAAGCCAAAGTCAGAAGAAGTGGCAGGCAGTTTGCGAGAAGAATGGTGGCAGGTACGCCATAGTGAGAAGTGTAGATGAGTTTATTGATATAATAAAGAGATATTTGAACAATAAGGCATGATGAAAATAGAGAGTCATAATATCATTCCATCCGGGTCGCTTTTGAGACGTAAGTCAACGAAAGAGATTATTCTGCATTGTTCGGCCACACCTGAAGGTAAGGATTATAGCGTTGAGACTATAGACAAGTGGCACAAGGGCAAAGGCTGGAGTTGCATTGGTTATCATTATGTTATCTATCGAGATGGTTCGATTCACCGTGGCAGGCCGGAGCAGACTGTTGGCGCACATTGTCAGGGTCACAACAGTCAGTCTATCGGAGTTTGTTATATTGGCGGTCTTGACGAGTTAGGCAAGAATGCCAAAGACACGAGGACGGACAAACAGAAGGAGGCTTTATTGGAGTTGGTGCGTGACCTATTGGGCCGTTACAAGCTTTCGGTTTCTCGCATTCATTGTCACAATGAGTATGCCCGAAAGTCTTGTCCATCGTTCTGTATAGATGAATTTCGCAAAGAATACATATTATTTTCTCGTACATAAGTGTTTTGTTTTAAGGTAAGTGTTTAGACAGGTAATTAATTTTGCCTGTCTTTTTTTATATTGTAGCTTCGGAAACGCTTTTTTGTGATAGTCCGATATAGAGTTCTTTTTTCACTCTTTTGGGCAGTGGCATTTTGTGTGTGGAAACATACAGAACTATGGCCCTTGTCATGAGTAAGTCATCGTGAAATCCTTGTATAGCCCCATAACTTCCGTTGGCTTTTCTCTCGTATTGCAGTAGTTCGTCAAGGGCTCCGGGGTCTCTCTCTACATATAATCCCTCTCTAACGAATGTTATAAGTGTGTCAATAATTATTGGCTTTGTGTTGACGTTGGTATGGAAGCCGAGTTTTTTTGGCGCACCTTGTTTTATTTCGTCTGCTGTTTGCTCTCTTGCGTAAAGGTTGTTGTAGACGTATCTGATTTGTTCGAGAATGTAGATGGAGTTATCGCCGTCTACAAATCTGTCTCTGTCTTTAGTTTCGAGCGTGTTGCTTTCGATGACGAGCAGTGCATTGTCGTACCATGTTGCTATTTGTGCTGCTTTCCATGCGAGCAAGTCCATATCGGTGTGGTATCTCATTTGTGCCACGATGCATGGTTTGTCTCCCTCCATCATCCAATATCTGTCGAGAACAACTATAACGCTCCAGTCAGCTTTGTTGCTTCTTCCTCCGATGTCGACTGCTACGACGTATCTGTCGGAAATAGGTTCGTTTTTGTCGATGTCCGGCATTTCCCATACGTACAGTTGTGCATTTGGGTCTTCGACAAATCTAAGGTTGTTCAGTGCATCTGCTCCTGTAACGGCGTTGCCTTGCAGGTCTCCCACCATTGGTTTGATGTCGTTGCATGCAGGTCTTAGTTTTTCCACTTTGTAGCGGTCGAACACGTGAGAGCCGGCATAGACGAATGCTTCGATGTCGTCAGTGGGGTATTCGGAGGCCATGTGTCCATGGTCGTTGTATTTTTTTCTTTCTTCAACATACCAGTGTATGGCTTCGAGTGTTGCTCCGAGTCCCCAGACGTACCAATAGAAGCTGCCCGGTTCTTCTCTGTCGGAAGCCGGGTGTGTCTGTTCTTTGTTGTTCCACAGCCATGATGCGAACTCTGTTTTTTCCTCTGTGCTTTTGAACGGCAGTGAGTAGAGGTCTATTTCGTACCATGCTACGAAGAGAGCGTCAAATTGCGAGGTGTGCTCTTTGGCCGCCATGTACTCTCGATGGAAGAATGTTCCTGTGCCTTTTGCCGTGCTTTCGTACACGATAGATGTTTTGGGTTGGTACAGTATTCCCGAAGTTGCCGAGTCTACAATATCTTCAGGTGTTTTGCCATCGGTTTTTTTCCATAGTCCGACTTCGGTGCAGTGTACGAGGTTGTAGTCTCCTCCACGTGCTGAGTTTGGGTTTTCAGCTGTTCCTATTTTTATTTTGCAGTTGCGTTGTGGTATTCTGTGTATATTTGGGTGTCCGAATACGGAAACGAATTTTGGTTCGTTGAGTCCGTAAGGAGTTCCCATTGGGTATAGCATTTGCACCGGGAAGTTGTCGAGTGTTTTTTTGAACATATCTTCGACCTCGATTGATGCCGCTGCGATGTGTCCGACAATGAGCGAGTTAAGTCCGACATCGAGTGTCGTTTGCCACCACCCATTATATTGTTGTGTTGCTGTAGAGCCTCCCCATTGTCTTGCTTTGCACACTACAAGTCTTATTGGCAGGTTGTTAAGTCTTTTTTCTTCGAATGCCGGTATTAGTTTGGTTCTTTGTGGTCTGTTGAGTACGAATGGAATATCTTCTCCACCTCCTTTTGCTTTGATTTTAACGAGGGAAGCGGCATAGAATGGGAAGTCGTGTTTCATTCTCATTCTTATCAGTCCCTCTGCCACTTTGTCGTGAGTGTGTTGTTCGTATGGTAGGCCTTGCTGTTCGATAAAGTCCCTGATGCTTCCAGCTTCCAGAACAAGTTCTACGAGTTTTCCGCTTTCGAACATGGTTTCCGGTAGCCACAGGCTGTGTCCGTTCATGAAGTCGGGTATTATTATTTTTTCCCTTTTCCCGACTGACCCCTCTCCCGTTATGGGATTGAACGGTTTGTTAATCTCTGTTAGTCTGCGTTCGTTTTCTTCTAATATTTTCCCTCCATCAGCCAGCGGTACTGCTGCGGCGTCAGCTTCCTCACCTCGGTTTCGGAGCGCGGCCATTGGTAAT